GAAGGTGGTTAAGGATTCAGAGGACTCGGGGGACTGATCATATGGGGGGAGGGGGGGTCGTCATCCATACCCCCCCTATGGATCGCCGCCCTCTGCATATTTTCCCCGGGGGGAGTGATTTTGGAGTGCCTTTCATGCCTCCCAGGGCGAACCCATCACGAAGTGACCTCAAAGTTGCCGAAAGGAGGAGCAAACTTTGGCGCCAAGGCGGAAAACTCCACCAAAACCAGACGCAATCAAGCGTCCTCCTGCCACAACACCTGAGGGGCGAGAACAACAGCTGATCGCGGCTGCCGTAGACCTGGCCGAGCAGCAGATCCTTAATGGAACGGCCTCGGCGCAGGTGATTACGCACTTCCTAAAGCTAGGATCCACACGCGAAAGACTTGAGCAGGAGCGTCTGAACAAAGAGAACGAGCTTCTGCATGCCCGTGCGGACGCCATTGCTTCAGGAAAGAAGGTCGAAGAGCTGTACTCGAATGCTCTTTCGGCCATGCGTCTGTACTCCGGATCCCCAATCGAGGACGAAAGTCTTGATTAGATCCTACTCCGAACTTCGTAGACTTGATCTCTTCGAGGATCGGTTCCGATACCTAGTAATAGGGGGTGGCGTCGGTGGAGTAACCTTCGGTTACGATCGTTACCTGAACCAACAGTTCTATCGCTCGACCGAATGGAACCAGATCAGATCGCATGTGATCGCCAGAGACAATGGGTGCGATCTCGGCGTTCCTGGGTACGAGATCCACGACCGTGTCTATATTCACCACATGAACCCGATGAATGTAGAGGACATTGTAAAGCACAATGACGCGATCCTTGATCCCGAGTACCTCATCTCGACAACACTCAACACGCACAACGCGATACATTATGGGGGCGAAAAGGCTCTACGTCGTCCGTACGTTGAACGTAAACCAAACGACACCAAACTGTGGTGAGGAGATCGGCATGGACCCTGAGAACTACGATCAAGACGATATTTCGGTGGCCATCAGCGAGCATGTAGGCACCGGTTACGGCGAAGCAGACCTCGATGGTGATGCGGCGTGACTACTATCCACTATGACCAGCCGGTCAAGGATCTCATTGCGGGTCTCAATCGTACCGGGCACGTTACGCATACAAGCTACGCAAAGACCTCGGTCACGTTCCATCACAACGCTGGACGTTTGAGCCACGAAGGCGTTCTTGAGGTCTGGAAGACGCGTCCTGCTTCTGCTCACTTCGATGTCGACGTCAATGGACGGGTTGCTCAGTATGTCAACGTGACTGAGTATGCCTGGGCCGTCGGCAACACCGTGGGGAACAAGAGCACGATCAGTATCGAGATGGCAAACACCTCTCTGTCTCCTCGCTGGGAGGTTTCGCCTACGACCTGGCGTTCTGCCGCCCGTCTTGGAGGTTGGTTGTTTGCGAATGTGGTCCATGCAAGGCCTACGCGCTCCAACACGTTCGGCCATGACCACTGGAAGTCGACCAACTGTCCCGGGCCGTACATCCACAACGTCTGGGATCAGCTCTTTGCAGAGGTGAGTAAGTCTTACGACTTCTTCGCCGGTCCGCACCATGCTGGCCCAACCGTTTCAGTCCCTTCCTCAACTCAGAAGACTCCGTCACAGATTGCTGATGAGGTCATCGCTGGAAAGTGGGGCAACAACCCCGAGCGTGAGCAGCGGCTTCGCGCTGCCGGCTATGATCCGCGTGCCGTGCAGGCCGAGGTCAATCGAAAGTTGTCCTAACGTCAAAATGGGAGGAGCTTCCTAGTGAGGGACAGCATCCTTGGTTCGGTCAAGAAGCTGCTAGGCGTCAGCTCTGACTATGACGTCTTTGATCGAGACTTGATTCTTTACATCAACGCAGCATTCTCTACTTTGCACCAGCTTGGGCTAGGTCCTAAGCCAGGTTTCGCGATCGAGGATGACACGCAGAGCTGGGTCGACTTTGTTGGGTCGGATGATCCTAGGTACAACGCTGTCAAGTCCTACGTGTACATCCGTGCACGCCTTCTATTCGACCCTCCAGGCACATCGTTCCTCCTAGACGCCCTAAACAAGCAGCGAGAAGAACTTGAATGGCGCCTCAATGTCGTGGACGAAGGGGATGATTGGGGAAACCCTACTCAAAACCCGGGGGGAGGAGGTCAGTCGGGCCTCCCGGGTCCGCAAGGGCCTCCCGGGCCGCAAGGCATCCAAGGTCCTGAGGGTCCCCCAGGTCCTCCCGGGGCAACCGGCAAGGATGGCGATCCCGGAGCCCCTGGCCCACGCGGTCTTCGTGGAAAGGAAGGCCCGCAGGGAGAGCGTGGCTACGAAGGCCCACAGGGAGTGCAAGGTCCGCAGGGTGCTGGTCTGAATGTTCTATCTGCGGTTCCGACATTCGCCGATCTTCCGGCGCTGGGCAACAACCCAGGTGACGCGCACTTGACCACGGACACAAGTAGTCTGTGGATTTGGGGCACAGATGGCGACTGGCACGAGCTGGCCCACGTTCAGGGCCCGCAAGGACCCCAAGGAATCCCGGGGCCGCCCGGAGATCCCGGTAGTGTGCTCCCGCAGACTGAGCCTTTGCCTGGCTTTATATTTAAGCCAAACGGGATCCAGTCCGCTGGCGAGATGACCTTCCTCGGGACCGATTACATCGTCTTGCACAACACTGATCAGGATGGGGACACGCACCAGTGGGCCACATCCTTTGTCCCTGGCGATGCCATCTCTGTCGCTACGGATTCCTGGACTTGGCTTGGCGAAGTTGCCTCGATTAACACGGCGGTTGGCTCCTATCCGCAACAGATGATCGACCTCTTTGTTGCACAAGGCCTTACCCTCATCCATCCAACTATTTTTCCCGCACAGACTCCGGTGCCCGATACTCTCGTCGAGGTTGGCGAGCCTCCGTCTGGTCTTGTCCTAACCATGGACAATGGTCTCCCTGTCTGGCTTCCGCCTCAGGGCGGAGGTGGTCCTTCCGGCCCAATTGCGCTTGACGATCTAACCGATGTCGATGTGCATCTGTCGGCTACAGGCATGATGCTGACGAAGCAGATTGATGGATCTTGGAAGGGCGCGAACTTCTCAAGGCCTTTGAACTGGCTGTCTGACGTCTTGGCTCCATCGGACGCAGAAGGGCTGCTTGGGACCACAGCTCCTGGTGCCTGGGAGCCAATCCCGATGGACCATATTCAGCAACGGGTTGTTGGGCCACTTCCAGGCCAGGTTTCGGATCTTGATGCTCGGGTTTCAGCGTTGGAAGTCACGCCAGAGCCAGTTCCTGCAGATTACGCTCTGACTGTCGACAATTACTCTGGCGGTTTCACCAGAATCATCGGCGCCGAAGTAATTGGAGCTAATGTTACGCGCATCACGTTGTCTCTAGCTACCGTTCCGGGACCAAATGGCGCTATATTTAACAACCTAGCTGAGATCAGTGGAAGCGCTAACGTTTGGGCTGATTTCGGCGGGAATCTTGGCCGAGTTGAAGACGCTATGACCAGTTCGGTCATCCACGGCGCGGCCCTGAAAGAGATCATTCGGCGCAACACAATTGTTTTGGTCCATCGAGACGATTCCGTTCCTGGCCATCCAACTTTGAAGGTAGATGGTACCGAATCTCACTCACAGTCTGGCACCACTCTTACGTTGGCTGCGCTTGCTGATGTCGATGATTCTGTGGCAACTGCGTCCCAAGGCAAACTTCTTGGGGCCACTTCCACTGGTCAATGGGGTCCGGTGGAAGTTAGCACGACCACGTGGTATTGGGGAAGGGACGCCCCTAATGAAGCGATGATTCCACAGGCCGATGAGAACGACTTCTACATCGATACCAACACTGGCGATATTTACGTTCGTTCTGTGCCGACTACCGGGATGATTCCAGGAATTGCCCCGGCTCCTGCTCCTCCTCCTTCTACTTCTATCAATAACCTAATTCCTGGGAGTTGACAATGGCTTGGACTCAAGCTGGTAATATTCGTGGTCCACAGGGACCGAAGGGTGACACCGGTAATACCGGTGCGCAAGGAACTCCTGGCGCTCAGGGCCCTGCCGGTCCGACCGGCCCGAAGGGCGACGCTGGCGATGCTGGCCCTCAGGGCGCAAGGGGCGAACAGGGCATCCAGGGTATCCAGGGTGTTCGCGGAGAGACAGGCCCTAAGGGCGACAAGGGCGACCCCGGAGCGCAAGGTCCTCCTGGTATTCAGGGCCAGACCGGCCCTGCTGGTCCGCAGGGCGATGGTCTGCGAGTCCTTGGCGCCGTCGCCGACCCGCAACACCTCCCGGCGCCTGAAACCGTTGAGCCTGGCGATGCGTACTACGTAATCTCGAACACGAACCTTTATATTTGGGGAGAGGACGAAGCGGCTCCAGGCCAGTTTAAGTGGCACATGATTCCACACCTCCAAGGCCCTACCGGTCCGACGGGTCCTGCTGGTCCGGAAGGTCCTGCTGGTGCTGAGGGACCGCAAGGCGCCCAAGGCCCCAAGGGCGACAAGGGCGACCGGGGTGAGATGGGCCCTCAGGGCCCAGTTGGCCCAGCCGGCGCAACAGGCACTGCGGGTTCGCACGGATCTGTGATCTACTCCGGCGTTGGGCCTCCGCAGACCAACACCGGCGTGCCGGGAGACTACTGGTTCGACACCATGACGGGGACGCTCATTGGCCCACGTCCTGCCACTGGAAACTGGCCTCTTAGCGGAACGGTATTGAAGGGCGCAACTGGCGCCCAAGGTCAGACTGGTCAGACTGGTACAGCCGGCGCTCGTGGCTCAGCTTGGTTCACCGGTCAGGCAGCGCCTGTTAGTGTTCCGAATTCCGTAGCTGGCGACATGTATTTGGATGCTAGCTCTGGCGACGTTTACCGGTTGGTGTAGCATGCCCTGGACTAAAGCTGGCAATATTCGTGGGCCAGAAGGGCCAGTTGTTCCGCTTGATGGATTGACTGATGTTACCGCTCCTGCGAGCACGCCGGCCGGTAAGGTGTTGGCCACCACTGCGACGGGCCAGTGGGGTCCGGTTGATCTGCCCGCTAATGGGGTACCTCCATCCCCAGAGGATGAGGTAGCCTATGTTCTTTATTCGTACGGCAGTACTTTGCAGTGGGTTTTGATTTCTGATCTTTCTCAAGAAATTGCGATGCCTCTGTTTCAACTAACAGATGTAATTGCTTCTGACCACGTTCCCGCCGGAAAACTTCTCGGCACAAGCGCCATCGGAACGTGGACTGCGGTTGACCCCCCGGGCTGGGGTCGGTGGATTGGCACGCAGGCTCAGTACGACGCACTCGCGACAAAGGACCCCAAAGTGTTGTACGTCATCACCGCCTAAGAGTTATGGCTAAATTTTTACAACTTTTACAAAGGAGGTCGCAGTGCTGATCCAATGGGGCGCCTGGTCGGACGCAGACACTAACGGGATGCGCCTCGGGGTCGAGATGCTATATTCCAGCGTCGCTTCTTCTTCCCAGAACTGCGTCGTTACATTCAAGGTATACTCCGAGAACAAGTACGCCTACAATGACACCCAGACATTGACCTATGGTGGTACCGCTGGGGTCACGGGGACGTTCAACTTCAATAACACGCAAGGTGCGTGGAACGGACCCGCGGGCACAGGTCCGACTCTCCGCGACACGAAGACCTGGACATACACCTATCCGAGTAACGGCGCCGGTACGTCTAAGACCTTCACTGCCACGCTGTCCGGCGCATTCAACAACGTCACCCCGACGGTCACGATCACGGCTGCACCACCCGCGCGTCCTGCGGCCGGTGTCGGTCCGACGATGGGGCCTGTCACCCTTCGGTGGGTGGAGGGGACTCCCACCCCTGTAGTTATCTCCGAATGGCCCCCTGTTACAGGTGTCCAGAACATCGAGTTGAGCATGCGCACGTACTCGATGCCCGGGCAGTGGGAAGCCTGGTCAACTCCGGGCACCATCGGCGGAGACAGAGTGTCTTCCCAGGGTGAGTACCTGACCACCAACGTCCTCAGGCAGGCTCAGTGCCGCACAAAGTCCGGCACCTTGCTCGGGCCGTGGGCCATATCCAACGTTCTGTTCACCAAGCCAGCCACTCCAGGCAACGTCCAGGCGGTCAGGCAGCCTAACGGTTCCGTTGTCCTGACCTGGATGGTCACCCACCCGGGTACCAATCAGGCTGAGGAAGGAACCCGCTACACCCAACGGATCGAGCGCAGCCCAGACGGAACCGTCTGGTCGGTCGTCAATCCGCAGTTTATCCCGTCCCAGAGTGGGACGCAGACGTGGACGGACGCATCGCCGTCTAACGGGGCTATGCGGTACCGGGTCATTACATCTACGCCAAACGGCCCGGATTCTGACCCTGGCGTGTCAAATAAAGTAGCGGCCAACTACACAATTTTTGGCGGATCGCAAAAGGCTGTCAAGATTTACGCTGGGTCTTTGATGGCGACGCGTATCTATCAGGGGGAAGTCTTAGTATGGGAAGATCGCATTCCGCCAATTGCTGCCACTTGGGACGATTCTTTTATGGGCGGTCAGATGCTTAAACTACTTGTTCCAATGACTGGATTGTTGCCGTCTAGCATTACTTGCTCAGTCCCTATTTACACGAAAAGCATTCTTAACCCAAGTTTTTGTCTTGGACGGAGCAGCGAAACCGCCAATGCGACAGTCCTTATCGGATCAAGTTCATCCACCGCTACTGAAATTTCGGACCCTGCCTACCGCAACATTACCAATCGGCAGGCAGTAGATACTTGGGGCGGGCATACTTTGAAGTTCACTATTTACCAACTTAAAATTTCCAAAGTAGAAATCTTGGAGTGACTGTGAACTATGTCACAGTAAAAATTCCAGAAGACGTCGCCGATGGTGTCTTTGACTCTGGCAAAGTTCACGCAGTCAAGAATCTAGACGAAGCAGTTACCTGGGCTTTGCGGTTCTATCTATGGCAGGAAGGAGGGTGGGAATTCCCAGATGGATGAAGAAGATCGTAAGTGGATCCGAGCGCTCCCGCTACTGTTTACGGCGGCAATTCTACTGATCTTCGCGGCTTGGGCGTTCTTCAATGGCGGAGATTCGACGGCGAGCACGGCTTCTTTTGCGGCTGGCCTTTTGCTGCTTGGCGCGTGGCTTGTGACCGCCGTTGTTGACTGGCACACCACGCGACGGTCAGGCTACCGTCAAAATGGGAGTGAAAAGGAGTAACCGCATGGGGGAAGTAGACGCTCTTAAGCACTATGGAACCAAGGGAATGCGCTGGGGGTATCGGAAGGCCAGCAGTATCCGAAAGAGCGATGGAAGCGCCGATCATCCAGAAAAGTACAAGTCGCCAGAAGCCGTGAGCGCGCTTGCCGCTCGCGAAAAGGCACGCGTGTACGGTGTCCATAGCCTCACTAATCAAGAGCTTCGAGATGCAAATACCAGGACAGATCTTGAATCCCGGTATAAGACTTTGCATAAGTCTGGAAACAAGAAGCGAATGGAAAATGGGGGCAAGTTCGTAAAAAACATGGGGAAGGCAGTTCTTCTGGCCCCAGTTACTGTAGTTCTTGCTGGCTACACTACAAACGTTCTGAAGAATAATCTTCCGAAGCAAGGATGAATCTAGGATGACTCTGTCGAACCGAGCCGTTCCAATCTATTATAAGCAGTTCAGAGATTCCGTGGTTCGCGGAGACATCCCAGTAAACCGCGAAATCACAATGGAGATGAACCGAATTGATGCACTGATCGCTAATCCAAAGATCTATTACGACGATCAGGCCATCAACGGGTTCATCGCCTACTGCGAGGAAGAGCTAACTCTCACCGACGGGGCAGATCTGCATCTCCTTCCGTCGTTCAAACTCTGGGCCGAGCAAGTCTTTGGATGGTACTACTTTGTAGATCGTAGTGTTTACGAACCACCGACTCCCGATGGTGGTGGGGGTCGTTACGTGAACAAGACGATCAAGAAGCGTTTGACAACCAAGCAGTATCTGATTGTGGCTCGTGGCGCCGCCAAGTCGATGTATGCTTCGTGCATTCAAAGTTATTTTTTGAATGTAGATACGCAAACAACGCATCAGATTACGACAGCTCCAACTATGAAACAGGCCGATGAAGTCCTGTCTCCTATGCGAACCTCAATCACGAGAAGTCGTGGGCCTCTGTTCCAGTTTCTAACGGAGGGATCGCTTCAAAACACCACTGGGGCGAGGGTAAATCGTGTCAAGCTAGCCTCGACAAAGCGTGGGATTGAGAATTTTTTGACCGGTTCGATTGTCGAGATTCGCCCAATGACAATCAACAAACTTCAAGGGCTTCGAACTAAGATCGCAACAATTGATGAATGGCTTTCCGGCGATATTCGTGAAGATGTAGTGGGCGCCATTGAACAGGGATCCTCAAAACTTGATGACTACCTGATCATTGCCGTTAGTTCCGAGGGCACAGTTCGTAATGGCAGCGGCGACACCATCAAGATGGAGTTGGCCGACATCCTCAAGGGCGAGTACTATGCGCCGCATATTTCAATCTGGCATTACAAGTTGGATGAGCTCGAAGAAGTCGCTAAGCCTGAAATGTGGCTTAAGGCAAACCCCAATCTTGGTAAGACCGTAACCTATGAGACCTACCATCTGGATGTTGAGCGCGCCGAAAAGGCGCCAGTGTCTCGCAATGACATTTTGGCGAAGCGTTTCGGTATCCCAATGGAGGGTTACACCTACTACTTCACTTACGAAGAAACTCTTCCTCATCGGCCACGAGAATTCTGGAGGATGGGCTGTGCTCTTGGCGCCGATCTGTCTCAAGGTGACGACTTCTGTGCTTTTACGTTCCTGTTCCCGTTGAAGAATGGGTCCTTTGGGGTCAAGACACGAAGTTATATTTCTTCTCTGACTCTTATGAAGCTCCCAGGCGCCATGCGGCTCAAGTATGACCAGTTTATCAATGAAGGATCGCTTCATGTGCTAGAGGGAACCATCCTAGACATGATGGAAGTCTATGATGACTTGGACCAGTTCATTCAGACATCTGAGTATGACGTTCGATGCTTTGGGTTTGACCCCTACAATGCAAAGGAATTTGTTACCCGATGGGAATCGGAGAACGGCCCATTTGGCATCGAAAAGGTCATCCAAGGGTCGAAAACTGAGTCTGTGCCTCTTGGCGAATTGAAGATCCTGAGTGAAGAACGTCTGCTTATATTTGACCAGGCGCTGATGTCATTCACAATGGGGAACGCGATTACTCTGGAAGATACGAATGGGAACAGAAAGCTTTGGAAGCGGCGTCAGGACGAAAAGATCGACAATGTTGCAGCGCTTATGGACGCCTATGTCGCCTATAAAGCAAACAAAGAAGCCTTTGAATAGGAGGTTGATCTATGAGCGAATCTCTTGAGCATCACGGCGTCAAGG